AGGGGCGTTCACCTGTTTGTGGGTATTATCAAAGAGATTCCTTAGTGCTATTGTGGTCTGTTCTTAGCCTTAAAAGGTAGTCCTCATGCCCCTTTGATATTATGTAAGCAATAGATCCACGAGGAACGCCGCACACTGTTGCAATGTTATCCAATGTGATCCCTCTCTCTCTAAGAAGGAACGCCTTGTTGCACAGCTCCGGTGTGATCGGGCTGCTGGTCTCTTCCTCCGGCTCTAGGTTGGGGATGGGGTCGCCCTCGTCGTCCATCTGGGTTCCGCGTGGGTAGGACATCCAACCGTGCTTGATGGCGTATCTGACCAGGTGCTTGGCCTCTCGCAGGACTTGGGTCTGACTGATGCTGTATTGTGTTGTCATTGATGTTTAGAAACTGGGTGATGGATCGGAGAAACGGCAGTATTGGCCATCGTACCACAGAGGCACCAGGCCGCACTCACCGTCTCTTTGTTTGGCGATAGCGATCACAGCCTCGCCTTGTGGTTGGTTACGCTCCCTGTTGAGCAATAGCACGAGGTCGGCGTCCCTTTCAATCTGCCCTGAGTCGGCCAGGTCAGTGAGCCGAGGCACTCGGCCCTTGTCCTTCTCGTTTTCTCGATTGAGCTGGGCCAAGGCGACCACGGCTGTCTTGGTATCGGAGGCCACGCCTTTGAGTCTGCCAGAGACCTCGGCAATCTCGTAGGTCTTTTTCTCTGCGGCCTTGGATCCATGGATCTTCTGGAGGTAATCTACCAGCACCAGCTTCACGCCCCATTTGCGAACAGCCCGGCGGATCACCGCGGTGATGGTTGCGATGTTGGACACACCGGATCCGGAAACAAAATGGATCGGGCTGCCTGCGATCTTGGCCGAGGCTGTGGACATTGCCTTCATGCCTCCCTGATCGAGCTGGCCGGTCTTGATGTCCTGCATCGGTATGCTGCCAATAGCCGAGACCATACGGCGCACGATGGACTCGTCGGACATCTCCAGGCTGATAAACAGGGTGGGGATTCTCGAGTCGATGGCTGCTGCCTTGGCAATGGCAATGGCAATGGCGGTTTTTCCAATGCTTGGACGGGCTGCAATGATGGCCAGCTCGCCGTATTGAAAACCATCGGTCATCTGGTCGAGCCGATAGAAGCCCGAGGTGATGCCAGAGAGCTGTCCCTGCCTTGAGAACCTTTCCTGTGTCGAGTCGATGAACCGGCTAACAACTGACTTGGACGATTGCACCTCTTCCTTGGATGCCTCAACGCTGAGCCCTGATTCGGCATTAGAGACGATTTGATCGACGGAGAGGGTGGAGACAGCGGACTCGCGGATCAGGCGGTCCCCGGCGGTTCTGAGCTGGCGTCTGTGGTAGGCCTCCAGGACAGCTTGGGAGAAGGCCGGGTGGTTGGCCGGGCTGGGACATAGCTCGTCGGCCTTGTTCAATTCCTCAAAAGGTGGGGTGATCTGAGGAATGGAGCGTTTCCACTCTTTGACCACCGTGGCCATGTTGACCGGCTCGGTCTTGGCGACCAGGCCTTTGGCGATCTCGTACAGGCAGCGCAACTTGTCGTGCTGGATGGCTGCAGTGGGAATCTTGGCGAACACCTCGTGGCAGACATCGGAACCACCGGAGAGACAGGCGCCGATCAGGCCGTACTCGTCGTCCTGGGCGAAGTAGGGGTCGTTCATAGCCAGTCTGCAATGTTTTGGTTAGAACCTGCCTGTGATTGATTGGAGCCAGAAGCCAATGGGCTCCTAGCCTTGTCGATCTCGCCATTCCAATTGTTCAACAGGGTCATCAGCTCACGACGAAGGTATTTGTCGTCGGACTGGTAGCGTGCTTCCAAGGCAACCAGGTCTTCCTCTGGAGTGTTAAAGTCGAAGATTTCTTTCAAGGCCTTGATCTCCTTGGTGCTCCACTGGGTCGTAGGTCGACGCTTGATCAAAGCACCGACTCGTAGGCGGAAGGCTTCGAGCTCAGGGCTTAAAGGCTTCTCCTTCTTTGTATCTTCTTTAGGAGATGGAGACGGAGACGGAAAGCATGATTCTGGTACCGATTCGGCATATGCCTTGGCATCGTCTGGCATATCCTCTGGCAATGCGTTGGCATCCTTGTTCCACCTGAGATTCGCAATATCCCTTTGTTTTTCGCTTCTCTCCTTCTGTTTGGTTCGTTCCTTCTCAAGTCGCTTGTTCCGATAGTGGCCGTCCTCTCCAATCTCGAACTTGCTTTGGCATATGCCTTGGCAATGCGTTGGCATACCAAGGCACATCCTCTGAATATCTAGCTCGGTAACAAAGCCTTTCGACCACTGAAGGCATAGCAGTGAAATGTAGGCCCCACGCTCTTCGTTGGTCATGGTCATGGTGCCTGCCAGGAAGTCATCGGCATAGAACTGGAAGGCTGGCGCCCTTCCTTTGGGTTTAGTCTCTTTCATGTATCAAACGGAAAACCCCACCCAGTCCGAGGTGAGAACTCGCGCAGAACCAACGCGACGTAACACGGAAAGGGTGGGGAAAATTGGGTTGAACATGGGTTCTAGTTGTAGTGTCGGCGCTCACTTCTCACGGCTCACGTCGACAGGCCGCTCCCTAGCTGACAGCCGGGGCGGTGTCCAGCCCTCAATAGGCCGGTATCAGGATATCTGCCACCTGCTGGGTGAGCTGCACGTCGCGCAGGCAATAGTCAAGTGCCGCTTGACGGTTGGTATTCCACAGCAGGCTGAACTCGGCGCCGGTGCCTGTCTTGTCCCCGAGGCCTAGGTGCCGGCAGATTGATCCGAGGCTGCCATGGGCTCTGGAGTCACCAAGCTGCCACACCTCCCGCAGGTCGACCACCAGGTCGTTCCAGTAGCGTCCCTGGCGCAACCAGTACGGCGGGGCAATGCGGTGCTTCCAGGAACGTTTGATCAGGAACGGCAGGTCGAAGGCCTTGATGTTAAATCCGACTAATTTTGGCTGCCGTTCGTAGTAGTTCAGAAGCGTCCACCATTCCCGGAGCAAGGCGGCCTCGTTGTCGTCGTTCTTGATCACTCCAGCGTGCTGGTGCTCGAAACGGTATCCGATGCACAGGATCTGGCCTGAGAGGGCATCCAGGGCAGCGTTTCGGATGTAGTCCGCGGTGTGGCTCTCCTCGGCCTTCTGTAGCTTCTCGGCGATCAAGTCCGGATTCTTGATGTTGCCCAGCTTCACGTCGGCCGCGTTGAATGGTGGGATTTTGAGTTCTGAGAGCGGTAAAGGCCCGGTTTCAATGTCGAAGATGATGGTCGGATTGGCTGGCATAGTTCTATTGGTTGAGATTGTTGCGCGTTTGTCCCGATGCGCGCCCCCGGTTACCCACGAGTCCCAGCAGCAACAGGCTTCCGGAAAGTTATCAGATCTGTATGCCGCAATGAGGGCAGACGGTCTTGGTCAATGGCTGTCTTACGGTGGGCACGCCCAGCCATTCGCAGATCTCGCGGTACGATACCCACCCGAACCCACGCACCGACCTGGGCTGTAGGTGTCCAAGGTTGTAGAGGTCCAGAGCCTCCTGCCGGCTCTTGATGGCCAGGCTTTCAAGGATGTTGAACGTCCTGGTCGAAAACGGAAAGCCCCACACCCGGAGGATCTCCTCGTGCTTCTGTGCTGCCTGCTCGATCTGGTTGATCCGCTGGCGGCTCAAGTTGAACCGTTTGCCGATCTCCTCGAGGGTGTAGCCTTCGGATCTGAGCTGCACCACCTCGGGCACCATGTGGGTCAGCTTCATTGTGGGTTTGCGGGTCTTCATGGCTTAGAAGGGCACGTCGTCAAAGTCGGGCTCGTCGGCCTTGGCCAGCTCCTCGAGGCGCTTGGTCACCGCAGCGATCAGAGCGATGTCATCCGGGCTCTTGCCGGGGCTCACCTTAGCCTTAGGCAGCCAATGCTCAGCCAGGCCTCGAATGGCGTCGGGTGTCAGCTCGGAGACAGGCACGCCCTTGAACTTACCGACGTGCACCTTGACGTCGGCGATCTTGACCGGAGCCGCGGTAGCCGGCACCACGGTCTTCACCTTGTCGTCCTCGCGCGGCGGCCTGTCCTCCAGGCGTACCCACAGGCCGGAGGGCTGGAGGGGCTCGCCGCTCTTGTGAGGCATGATCAACTTGATGTTGCTAAACGTCTTGGTGCCGTCCCTCGATTGCTCGTGAACGATCACCACGGTGGCTGGTCGGCCGATCAGGCCATCCAGGTTGAGACTGACGGTCTCCTCGGCTGTAAGGGCTCGTCCGTGCCAATCCTTGAGGAACTTGGTCAAGCCAGCTTTCTCATGCAGGCTGGCGGTCATCGGCGCCGTCATGACTACCCAGGGCTGCACCGGGTTGCGTGACTGGTCGATCAGATCCAGCTCGAAGGCGATCTTGAACTTCTGCTTGATGCCATACTCGGTCTCGTAGGCCTTCAGCGGTGTGATGTCGACACAGACCGCGCGGCCTGTGTACTCGGGGCACGGGACAAAATTGCCGGTGCCTTTACTGCTCGATACTGTGATTCCCATCTGTTTGCTTTGTTGTGTTGTTGTTGTTTATCTGGAGGCCTGTTTTTCGACCTCCGAAAGTTGTTTTGCCATTCGGTCGTACTGCGCCCAGTAGTCGGGCCAGGTGCTCTTAATCTTTGCCAAGTTGTCCTGGTCGGCCACAAGTGCCGCGGCGCCCAGCTTGCGAACGAACGAGCCGCCGTACTCGATCATGGTGAACGCTACGTCGAAGTCCTTCACTTGGATCCTTTCCCCCGCTTGCGTGTGAAGAAGGACATCGAGCCGATCTTTATCTTCCGGGCAGCCCGATAGGCCTCCCCGGCGTCCTTCTTGGTCAGTCGATAGATTCCTGTCCCGTCCTGTTGCATCTGTTGAGCTGATTTCATGTGTTTGGTTCAACGGATATGTAGTAACCGGATTCGTACAATGGGCTTCCAAAGTCACAGTGGGCGACTCGATGGTTGGCATCTGAATCTGCTGCGTTTGTTTCCCATCCATGGTTGTGGTGCCGTTTACAATATGGGCACCAAACTTTGATTGTGTTTCCTGTTCGTTTTCCAACTAACAGTGGCGAAGCCTTTTTGTTCCAGCGTTTCATTGCAGTATGAAATCGAAGTTGTTCTGCCAGGTGTGGCACAGCCTGTTGTAGGTATCGCCCTTGATGCGCCATGTGCGCGGGTCCCGGGTTGAGCCTGTGTGTCGGCATCGGATCCGCACGTCGATGTGCTGGATGGCTGTGTTGCGCAGCGGGTGGTCGCTGGGGAGTTCGTGGAGTTTGGTGATCATGGCTTCAACGCCTCTGCAGCGATCTGTGATTCCTCTGATCGGTTGCCTCGGTAGTCGGCGTTCGCGATACGTCGGAGTGCTGCCTCCAGATGCTTGATCCTTGCCCTGGCTTCTTCCAGCTCCTTGTAGGTCTTCACGGCGTCGATGGTTCTCATTTCTTCGATGGTCATGGTTTCTCGCTTAGTTCTTTGATGATTTTGGTCCGCTCACGTCCTTTGGCCCGCACGATACGGTTCAGCACGATGGTGGGGTCAATGGTTGAGATGTGGATCCAATCGTTTGCACCCCTACTTCGATTGATTTCACGCGCTTCATTCATGCTGGCCACCAGCAACTCGTTGGTGAAGTAGTGCCGGTAAACGAACGCGACTGACAGGTCTGGTGGGATGCTCATTGTTTGTTTCTCTCCTCCTCCACCCAGTCTTTCCACAGCAGAAGATCCGCTCGCATGGCGTCGTTCTCCTCCTCCAGCTTGTTGATTCTGTCGGCCATTCGATTTAGTTCTCGGACAATAAACTGCGGGTAGATATCCTTCAGCTTTCGGTCATCAGGAGTGTGGATTAGGAATCCGTGAACTGGACCTAAGTTCCGCAGCTTCGTGTATTTGTAGCGGCTCATTTCTTCCCCCTCTCCTCCTCCAGAATCTGAAGCATTTGACTCGCAACATGACCGTCTGAGCCGTCTCGGAAGAAGGCCATTGATGCTCGGTGGATGCGGTCCTCCAACTGCTTGATCCGATCCTCCATCTTACGGACTTCGAAAGCGATGGCGCGGAGTTCGCGTGACTGGTGGCAACCGGGAGCCTCCGATAGGAAAAGGATTCGTTGCTCAACACTCACAGCTTGGCCTCCTTTGCTTTCTTAATGATATTTATCACCTGTCTTGCTGGACCGGCAATTTGCATAAATCTATGGTTTGAAGCAGGTTGTTTCATTGCTGATTCGATTTCAGTCAACGCATCCTCCAGCCGCTTGATGCGCTCTTGTTGCTTTAGGATTTCGGTGGACACAGCAGCGTCAACCAGAGCTTTGAGCATGGACCTTGGTACCAGCGTAAACTCGTTTCGTGACACAGCACCAAAGCTGTTGGCTTCACATAAACGGTCGAATTTTTGATCAGTCACAGCTTGGCCTCCTTGGCTTTGGTCCACACTGCCAGACGGTCTGGCAGATATGAGTTAAGAATCGCTTTGTCCCCCGCCTCCTCCAGTCGCTTGATATGGTTCTCTAACTTGGCCTTCTCAGTCGCAACCCAGACGACATCTTTGCGCTTCTCCTCAAGCTCGACATTGGCTGCGTTGAGTTCGCGTTCCATCCCTCGCGCAAACTCCGATGGAACAGAAGCGTTTCGGAGTGAATCGCCAGCCAGCACTTCAAAGCGAGTGCATGGCTTGCCGTTGATCTGCTCATCCGTTCTTGGTGTATCGCTCATTTGCACTCCTTCCATTTGAACTGTGGTTTACCGCTCGCGTCGGCCACCCATTCGGCATGGTGTTCTCGAACGGCCTCTGCTTTCATGTAGCTTGTTGCAGAGCAACCACCTGCAAACCCTCCGAGCATTATTCCGAAAATGCAGGTCAGGAAGCACGGTACGATATCGTCGCTTTTCATTTCGATTCCCTCTCTCGGATCATTGCGTCGGCTGCTTGATAAGCGAGTTCCGCATCCTGAAGACAGCTTTTGCCGCCTCCATCATAAGCCAGTATCCCCTGCAACGCCGCCGCTGCGAAGTAGTCGCGGAGGGTCATGCCGTCGTTGTGTTGTGTTCCTGCCGGTGTCGGAAACACTGGTGCTACATAGTTGATTGGTTCGTTCATTTCGCCTCCTCCACGACCCCACAGGCAGACCACGTTTTACCGCCGTCGGTGCTGTGTTCGCGTTCCTCAAGCCACATATCTCGGTCAGCTTGGTTTGATGTCCATGCGAGGATGCTTCGGTCATGCAACGCTCTTTTGTACCGTATCCACGCCCCCAGCGGCACCTCATCCGCAGTCCACGGGCGGAGCTTGGCGGTGGGTTTGATGCGGTAGTCTGTATCATCCCAATCCCACCTAGGTATACATGCTGATGCCCATCTGCCTCCATACAGGCTTTCTACTTCCTTCCCATCCACATACGCTTGCATCACTTTGATTGCTTCTATTGTTTCTTCTCGGTTCATTGCTTGTCCTCCACTTTCACCATCGGAACGAAGTCCAGTCGGTTGCTTTCGTCGATTGCTATGCCCCAGCCGTTGCGGCGGCAGGAGAGTTCGATTGCGTTGTAAATTTCGGTCATTGTCTTCTCTGGCAGGTAAATGGATAGCAGTCCTTTGAATGTCAGACGGATTGTTTCTTGTGTTTCGTACAGTGTTGTCATTTCGTTTCCTTCCTCTGTAGGTATTCAGTCACCGCTTCATCGGCGACAAACTGGAGCTTGTAGCCCTTTCGTTGTGCGTATTGCTTGAGTCTTAGGTGCGTGTCGTCTGATACGACAAACACCTTCGCCGTCGGCCGTTTTGGTTTTGGGTTCATCGTTTGTGGTGCTTTAGGATCTGAGCCACAAACCTGCGCTTGCAGCCGATGGCCCGGGCCACCGTGTCGGTGTCGGCCCCGTTGTCCCACAGCCGGTAGGCGAGCTCAGAGTCGAAGGCCTCGACCGGCTGCGCCCAGTTCCTCGACAGCTCCCGGGCCTTGGGCTCCGGGAATGAAATCCAGCCCGCGGCCACGGCGCTGGTGATGGTCTTCTTGCTGATCACTTAAGGCCCTCCAGCTTCTCAATACGTTCCTGCATCTCTCTGATCACGTCGCACAAGCCGATCATTATCGTTCCGGTGCCTTCGACTCTGACTCCTGTTTTACTGGTAATCTCTAAACCACGGCGCTCGGCATCCATTGCGATTGCTCTCCATGGGTCGTTGATGAAGTTGGAAATCTTAACGCTCACTTGAGGCCCTCCGAGATCATTGCGTGCTCCAGGATCAGCACAGCGTCCGCGGTCTTCAGCGTGATCACCTGGCTGGGCTGCCTCTGCTGCGCAATGCCCTTCAGGTGGCTCTTCCACTTTGCCCCGTGGGTCGCCTTGGTGCCGGCCCCGATGGTCTTCTGCCACCTTTGCGGCGGCACCTCAATCACCCGGGTCTTCGACGCTGCAATCAGGCCGTGCAGGAAGCCGACGTTGTAGCCGAAGTTGAACATCGAGCTACCCGGGGCGCCCTTGCCGCCCACATACCCGCCCACCTTCTCAATGTACACCACGTCGCTGATTGCCAGCCTATCGCTCACCAGGATGCTGATGTCCTGGTCGGTGGTGGGCATACTGTTGAGGATGATGCCGCTGGCGCCCAGGTAGGCCAGGCCGCCGCTCATGCCTGGGTCGATTGCGAGTATTCTGGTCACTTGGCAGCCTTTCTCAGCCATGCCGCGATAGCCTTGTCGGCCACGGCCTGTAGTTTCAGCCCGGCAGCGAGGCAGTAGTCGCGCAGGGCCTTGTGTGTGGTGGGTGTCACGTTGATGGTTTTAGGCTTGGTCATTTGAGATTGCGTTGCACGCGGCGCCAGTAGGCCAGGGTGACGGGTTTCCGGTCCCCGGTGGGACCGCCATTCCAGATCCGGGCCTGCTGCTCGGTGGTCTTGCCGCGGCCGTAGTGCTCGAGGTATGCCTGGCACACTGCCCGGGCTGCCACGCGGTTGGTCATGTCCTGGTGCCGGTAGCTCGACCCGGTGAACTTGTTCACGTCGAGCACCACGGCCTTGTGGATCTGGAGGCAGCCAATGGCTCGGCCTTGGTCACCGATGGCTTGGTCGTTGTTTCCGCTTTCTACGATCATCAAGGCTGAGATTAAACTGTTCAGGTTCATTGCTATGATTTGCTGTGGGTTTGCTATGTTGCGCGTTGGCCAGTCGCGCCCCTGGTTGGATGGTATTCGCCCCATCCGGGCGTAAAGTGATCAGTTCCAGTCGGGGTGTGTGCTGGTCACAAGGGCCACCCGATCCCAGCCTCGGCAGAGGGCGATGTGGCCGCCACCGATGTGCACATAGGCAGCCTTGACCATGTCACGAAGCACTGAAGCGGCCTCGGTGCGAGTCAGGTTATTGCCGGCCAAGCGAAGAGCCGCGATCGCTTTGTTCTCTTCGATGGTGGGCACGTTCTCGAACTTGATGGTGATGTTGCTCATGTTTTGCTTTGGTTTGCTGTGGTGTTGCTTTCGACGTGATCAAGATGGCCTATGCTTCGCCTTCCGTCTACAGAGAAAACTGTTTTTCTGTAGATTTGAGAGAAAACCCAATGTTTATGCGGGTCAAACAGGGGTCACTTTTCGGTCGATATCTGCCGGAAGTGTGGCACCGGATAGGATCCGCGGCTTAAGCATGGAATCCTGAACTTCCGGGTTTCCATCAGCCCGGACTGAATAGCCACCCGCAGAAGTCGGCCTGTCTGACCGCCCTTGAGGCCCCATTCCTGGCCCCATTGATCCCGGGTTTTCCACTCGGGCCCCGGTGTCTCCATGGACTTGTTGATCTCGGCTCGGATGAGTTTTAGAAGCTCGGTAGATTCCATCGTTTTTCTCCTTGGGGCCACTGGTGAACGTAAAGCTGGGCGCTGTCCTCGGTGTACTCGCCGAACACGATACCGTGGGACCACGCCAGCGTACCACGGCGCCGCAGCGCGTAATCCAGGCAAGGAGCGTCCGCAAGTGTCCCGGGCGACAGACACACCGGATTGTCGCTGCGGCGCCCTGTAGCCATCCCTGCGCGATGCGCGTGGGCCACCACGGTGTTTCCCCAGGTCTCCGCGGTGTCCCGAAGGAAGTTCTCGCTGTACAGGAGGCCGTGCCCCCAGGAATAGCCGCCGAGTTTGTACCAGCTCCTGGGCAGCACATCGTGGTGCTTGATGAACACCCGGGCGTGACGCTCGATTGGCTCCTTCATCTTATCCCAGATGGCCTCAGCAAAGCCCCGCACCACGGTGTTGTGGTGGTGCAGGTATTTCAGGGCACGCTGATCGTGGTTGCCCATGATGAACACCGTGGGCCTGAGTGCATCCAAGAACTCCCTGCCACATTCGATGTCGTCGAGGTAATCGTCCGCATGATCCGAGTCGTCCGGGTTGGCCAGAGAGCCTGCCCGGAGGCTGGCCAGGTCGTAAGCATCCCCGAGGTGGATCACCTCGTCAGGCCGGTAGTGCTCCCGGAACAGCAGCACCGCGGCCAGGGCGTCCTTGTTGGCCCGGTTTCCGTGGGAGCAACCGACAGCCATCACCCGGCGCCGGGTTGGAACGATTGTCACAGAAGATTACAAGCATTATCTGCGGTGATGATCAAGGCGGTAGCTAGATACCTTTGAGATCCACCAGACTCAGGGTCAGGTACTTCTGATCGTTGGTGGTGGCGTCAAAGTAACTGGCGATCACCTGAGTCTCTCGTTCCGAGTAAGAGCGGTAGGGTTTCACTCGGGTGGCCAGAACCGCAGGAAACTCTGTTGGCTGACCGTTCTCCGTCTGCCAATTGCCCGAGGTGAACCCAAAGCGCCGGCACCAGGTCTGCAGGTTCTGCGGTGGGACGAACCAGTAGTCGGTGCCGAAGCTGTCCTGACCTTGAAAGCATTGAACGCCGTAGCCAGTCAGAAGATCGTAGCCGGCTTGGTCGGTGTACCAAGCGTCCTCGTCAAAGTCTGGCTCGTAGCCGGTACCAAAGAAGGAAGGCAGGCCGGGGGCCTTGTCCATCGTGCAGAGGCAGTTGGACCTGGTCCAGGAGTCGAGGCGCCACTGCAGCAGGTTCCACAGCCATGCGCTCTTCGGGATCTTGTGGAAAAATGGGCCGGTGCCAGGGCCGCCACCAAAAACATTATACGTTGAGGCGTATGGTATATCAAACACATCGTCGATTTGGTCTTCGAGATCAAACTTGATTGATGTAAGCGCGTCCCGGTAGCTGGAGACTGTTGCCGGTGTCTGAAGAGGAACCGTTGAAGCAAAACCAGATCCTCGCCGGTCCTTAAAAATATCGTCGACCGTTGTCTGCAACAGGCCATCAGGGCCTTGAATGAATTTTGGAGTCTTGTTGGGACTTCCTGGAATCCTGACTGAAGCATCAACACCACCTGGACCTCCCCATTTGTTGACCCAAAAGTCGGCCTCGAATCCAGAATCTGAAGCATAGTCTGGATCTCCGAAATTGGCTCGCATCAGCTCGTTATCATAATTGCTAGATGAGAACCCCCAAGGGCCTCCTGGTGGAATGAAGGCAGCGTTGATTGAGCCTTGGTAAAGCAGACTGGAGGTTATTACATTGTTATCGATCTTGGTCGGGAACAAGTGGAACCATTGGCCAGTAAGTGTACTGACCTTGGAAGGCCCGATCAGCACCGTCTTGTCGCTTGAGGAAAAGTAGAAGTTCTGCCAGCCGCCAACACCGAACCCAGGGTCATGGTTCCTGATGTAGAGCTGGCCTGAGGTGGCGTAGGTTTCAAAGTCGATCAGGAGGTTTCCGTCGATGCCAATCGGGTTCCCGACGCTGCAGACCAGGCCTTGCGGCGTAATCCTAAGCAGAGCCACTCGGTCCTCGGTGATGTCGTGGACATCCTCATAATCGTTGAGGAATCCTTCCTCGACAGCCAGCCGGCGCCGCACGTCGATGGCCTTGTCGAAGATTGTGGCCTCGTTACCGGCAGACCAGAATGATCCTTGAGGGTAAACCGTTGAAATGGTAACAGGTGCAACACCGATCTGCCACCGCGGCGCTGTTGAATCGCAGAAGATGTTGCAATCGACCGGGCTGATCTCGATCAGGCCGCGGCGACTGGTCAATGTGATGCTGGTGGGATTCTGAACCACGGTGATCCCAAGTCCTTCCAGGCGCTGCACAAGGCTTCCAACATTCGGGAAGTTGACAATCTTTTCCTCGGAGACAAAACCGACCACTCCGAAATAATAGCGCACCCGGGCACGTCCCCAGGTGAACACCAGGTCACCGAGTTGCTGCCTAAAATCCCCTGGGTCGGCATAGGTGCCGGGGTAAACCTGCCGGATGTCGTGGTGCACATCCGGGTCGATCTGGGCATCCATGGTGTGCATCCAGTCGAACATGATGAACGGGTTGGCCACATTGTTGGCCTGGGCCGACCGTTCCAAGGCCAGGAAGTCCGATGTGTTGGCGCCTTGCCAGATTGGTGGCCCTTCAGCAAAGAAAGGCACGTCCCCCGGGAAGAACGGAAAGAACTGATAACAGAAGCCACCGTTAGGCCAGCGCGTGGCCCAGGTGCCATCCTGGCGGCGTCGGAAGGCTCGGACGGCTCCAGGGCCCACATACTGCCTGTCGGCGCTGCCATCGGGCAATTGCAGCAGAACCTGCACGGTGTTTGTCCCGCAGTTGTGGACCCGCCAGCAGTCGTAGCGCTGGTAGGTGTTCAGGATGCGGAAGTCGGTCAGGCCCTCGATGGCGATCTCGGCCACGGCCAGCCGGTGCTTGTGGATCCGACCAGGAGGCAGTGTCGGGTCAGAAGGCCCGAGGCTTCCTCGGACGTAGGACGTAAGCCCGGATCCGACCTGTGGATCCCATCCGAGGTGCACATCGTACTCGATGCCAGCCACTTCACGGCGCAACAGCTCGAAGCTGTAGTGGATCTTGCCGACGTCACAGGTGAACAGATCTCCCGTGGTGCTGTGATGATCGACGTAGACCTGGCCGCCGGCCACATCAAGGTGCTTGTTTTCTAGCTTCGACAGCTCGATTCGGGCGGCCACCTGGCTGTGCTCGTCCCGGTAGTAACCAATGCCGGGAATGCTCGGGTCGGGCACGTTGCCGTTGTCTTTGAGCCTTAGAGCGGTTTCCGGATCGTTCCGGTAGACGTACCACACACCATACGGGAACGGCGCCGACCATTGAGCGTATGGGTGGAATCTTGATTGAGCCCATAGCGGCCCCATCCCGTTCAGGGCCAGTTGGCACTTCTTATCGAATCGGCTGTACAGGTTGTTCAGGTTGTAAGCCGTGAACATCTTGTCGAGCCTGCCAGTGGCGTATGGCATGATCAGTAAAACCAGGACTCTTCAGCCGTCTGCACCGTGGTCGAACCCACCGCGGTCTTCAGCGTCGTGCCATTGGCATTCTGCTCGACCCGTTGGCCAGGCCCAGCAACAAGCTGGACCCGGCGCACGGCCTCAATCAGTTGATTGATGGCCCGGGCATGGTCTGCCTTCAGGCCGCGTTCCGACAGCTTGGATGGCAGTTGTAAAGGCATGGTTTACAGCTCGCAGAACTGGGCGAAGATCTTGACCGGGCTGTTCGAGGCTTTGACGTACATCGTCGCGTCGACCCAAGGGATCAGCATAAACTGGCCGGCTGGTATCTGGAACGAATAGGGCGAGGAAGGCCCGATGGAGACCGGGTTGACCAGATCCAGGTTCACAATCAGCAGCCGGTAGGGTGTGGCCAGGTCGGCGGTCAGATCCAAGGCCTCGTCGGTCGTGCCGACCACCTGAGTCTGTTGACCCATATCGGTGCCGGTCATGTTGGCCACCGTGGTGTAAGACTGCGAATTGATAACGGCGCCGCCCTTGCTGGCGTACAGCCGGGCCGACATCTCGACTTCGTTTGCCATAGGGTTGGTCGGTTAAATCTCGCAGAAGGTTGCCTGGACAGTCACCGCGGAGGTGTTGGCCAGGAGGTACAATGTGGCGCTGACGTAGGGGATCAACAAGGTCTCACCAGCCGGGATCCGCATGGTGTAGGTGCCGGAGACAAAACCCAGCTCTACGTAGTTGGTATTGTCCAGGTTGCTGATCAGCAGCTTGTAGGGGCTGGTGACGTCCACCGGAACGTCGAGAGCCTCGACGGTCAGGCCGATAACCTGGGTCTGAGAGCCCATGTCGGTTCCGACCATGGTGGCGCTCTTGGTGTAGGTTACTGAGGGCAGGTAGGCTCCGTTCTTGGAAGCGTACAGCCGGGCGGTCATTTGAATTTCGTCTGCCATAGAGGTGTGTTAATTGAGGTTAAAAGAAGGGGTAAACCAAGGTGTCGTAGGGGGCAAAAGTCCAAGCGATCACCTGTTCGACCTGGTTGGTCTTGGTGATAAGGCTGGTCGAGTAGTTTGTCTGCTTCCATCCCCAGGCCGTCCCTACCGGCGCCAAGGCCTGGCCGGTGGTTTGGTCGATGGGTGTCGGAGGAAGCATTGAGACCACCGAAAACGGAAGATTCCAGGCTGTGGTAAACGATTCCCTGGTGTAGACCGGAGGGATGCCGTTGGGAACCTGAGGAAGCCCGAGGTTGCCGCTGAAGGTTGCGATCCTGGTCAGACTGACCCGGGCCGTCGGGAAGGTGTCTTGGCCGCGGTAGAGCATCTGCCAGACCTTCTGGGCCAGTGGCAGGGTCGAGATGTTGCTCTCCTGAATGCCTGGCAGCCTCTCACCATTCTTGATGGCTGTCTCGATGATAAATCGGTAGAGGGCAGGGTTGCCTGTCGAGTTGGCCTCTTTGTCTACAGCAGGCAAAGCGAACACCGACACATCAAGGTAATCGGTACGAAACTCGTATCGGATGTCGGCGATCTCACCCACCTGTGGTATGCTCTGATCTTGAATCGGAAGGCCTGGGTCGAATGAGGTGCCGCCGATGGTAACGGTGGCCTCGGAATACGGGCCGTCTTCTCTGATGCTGTACTTGGCGCCCAGGGCCACCCATTGAGCCGAGGCGATCCGCAGGGTGTTCTTGTCACCTCGGAATACCAGTTGAACCACCCGGCCGCTGCCGTTGTTGTCGTAGGCGCGGCTGACCTCGATGTATTCTCCGGCCGTCGGGTTAGGGATTCCTTGGATCGTTGCCATGTTATTCGACAGCCTGAGCTGTTCTGCCGGTATTTACTCGCACCGCCCTGGTCTCGTTGGTCTGGATCTTGATCTGGCCCACAAGGCTGTTCACCCAGCCCGGGGCGGCCGGCTCGGTAAACATTGAAACCTCCCGTTTAACTTTTGAATCAACAGCGCCTAGTCTTCCTTGATTTACTAATGGAAGGGCTTCGAACTTTTTGTCACCGACTGCGTTCATGTACAGCGCTGGAATTGCTGCTGCCTGAATGTCTCTCAGAAAATCTGGCAAACCACCTCCTCGTTCCATTACGTTTAACAATGACGTCAGGTTTTCGGTGTATGCTTCAAGAAACGACACTTCAGGGGCTGCTGCAACAATTGACTGCCGTTTGAGTTCATCAAGTCGATCTGCGAGTTTTCCGATGTTATCAATCTCCTCTTTGCTGATCAGCTTAATCTCTCCTTGTTCCGACAGCTTTGAAATGGCTCCCGCTGCCTTAAATGCCTTTTCACCAAGGATCCCAATAAGGGCTGCCTGAGTCTTAGCGCTTTTACCTGCATTGTCATGTGCCTCACCCATTCTTCTTAGGATCTCAACATTTGAAATGCTGTTCTTGTTAAGTTCAGCGACATCTAAGCCGAGTGCTTTGAAAAATTCCCGGGCCTTTCCTCCTTCTTCGACTGCCTTAAGGCGCTCCTGGCCGACGGCCGTGATCGACTTGGCCATAGCCTCGAATGAGACGCCTGTCTGGCCTGCCAGCACCTGGAGGCGCTGCACGTCGTCGGTGCTGATGTTGAGCTGCTCCGACAGGTCTCCGATGGCGTCGGCTGTCTCAATCACCTTCGAGGCAAAGGCCCCGATGGCGGCCACCGATAGGGCGCCACCGAGTTGAGCCCCGACACTCGACCGGAATTTGTCGGTCAGGCTGGTGGCTCGTTTGAGGCCGCCCTCGAATGAACTGCCGTCCAGGCCCAGCTTTGCAATAAGTGAGAAGATGGCCATTTCAGTTCCTGATTGTGCTTTGTTCCTGAGCGTAGCGCCAGAGGGCATCCTGCTCATTGCTCCAGAGCTCGACCTGGCCGTTCATCTCGGCGTGGGTGAGGAATAGCCTTTCCGCATCAATCACCGGCATATTGATCACCGTTGTCTCGTCGAAGCCGATGCTGACCAGGCCGACCAGGATCCGTTCCGGCCAAGGCATGGTTGCCGAACGCTGCCCAGATCCAGGAGACCGTAACACCTCGGGGCAGTCTGATTGATCTTCAATCCATTTCTGCACGGCTTTGGATTCCTTCAGAAGATCGGCCTGCTTCACCTTCTGGCGCATGATCCGCAAGGGCAACCACCGCAGCCAGGAGCGCATGGTCTTGACCGACTCATAAATAGGCTGGCTGCAGACAACAGCCACCTCGACAAGATCCTGGGCCGACGCGTTGCCACCATATACGAATGGTGAACCCATCCGATGCAGCAGCAGGGCATGGCCGACAGTAAACGGCACCAGCCGGAGCCCCATCACAATGGGACAAGGCTTCGATGTAGCGTTCAGGATGTCGGCCAGGGCGGTCACAGGTTGGTGGCCGCGGCAGCGCTGATGGCCGGGAAGCGCTTCAAAGTGATCGTCCCGGTAGCTTTGCCGGTCTGGGTGGTCTTGATCGAACCTCCGCCAGCATAGATCCATCGGCCACCGCTGCCGGTGTTGATGGCGTCGGCGTAACCTGCGACATTGATCACTGGAGCGTTGGTGATCGCCACGGTGCCATTACCTTGGGGCAAAGAGCAGCCATAGAGGCGCTCGTTCAGGGCGGTGGCCGAGGTGGCGCTGGTTCCAACAGGAACGAAATTGACGGTCAGGGTCAGCCGGTTGTTGTAGGTGATGTGGCCGACCACCTCACCGTTGCCATTGCGGACCTCTTCGGTGTCGCACTCCCCGGTGATGTCGTAGCTTTCGATCTCGGGCGAGATGTAGCCGGTGACAATGAGGGCGCCGGCGGCGTCGTACATTGCCAAGGTCGCCGGTGATCCAAAGAGATATTTATTTCCGTGTACGTTAGCCATAGGTGTCTGAGGTTAGATGGTTGCGCTGCAGTAAAGGATGAAGGTCCTGGTGAACGTCCTGGACCGATTAGAGATTGAGGCAGCCCCAAAGTCCAGAGGGGCGGCAAACTGGGCCGTAAACGGACCGCTGGCGTCGTTTGATGGTGCATCCAGGGAAGAGGCCCCGGACTCGTCAAAGAGCGGCAGGATGCGATTGTCGAGCACCTGGACGGTGGTCAGGACATCGGCCTCGTCGGTGTCGTCTGCCGAGAGTTGCAACTCGATGGCGATCTCCAGCTCGCAGGTCAAGTCGGTGCGTTGGACAGGCCTGGCCGAGTTGGTCGAGACAACCAGGCGCGGGAAGTTGGGCATCACATCCTGCTCGTCCGGGTCGTCGTACAGGCCGCGGCTGTAGGATGTCAGGCAGGTGGGTGTGCCGGCGCCGGAGGCCGACCAGTCGGCGGCTGCCAAGTAGTCGGCAACTGCCTTCTCTGCTCTTAGGGTGACGGCGTTCATTTGATGGCGATCCCGTTATCTTCGAGCACCTTGCCGTTTTGCAGCATGGCCTCGGTCATGTGGTTGGTCAGCTCGGCCAGCTCGTCGTCCATGGCCTTCTGCATGGCCTGGTTGTAGATCATGGCCACCCGGTTGTACTGGTTGTCAGCCACGCCGGCAGTCATCACCACCGAGGCTGTCGGGTTGAAGCCTGGTACAGCCTGGATGCCTCGGGCCTTGGTGCCCTTGTGCACGGCTACATTCTCCTCGGGCAGACCGTATTGATTGGCCAATGAGACCAGGGCAGCGTTGGTCTTCTTGGGCGCCTTGTAGCCTGCAGGCTTCGATAGAGGCTTCCATTTCGGGCTCTGGAACTGAGTAAAGCCCTTGTTGTAGATCCGGATGATCTTCACCACACCGGAGCGTAGGTAGCCGACTGAGCCGATAGCTTTCCGCATCAGGGCCGAGGCTGCTGCCTTCATCTCCTCGCCGTAGAGGCCGCGGCGGCCGGCTTTGGCTTCCTTCGACTGGACGATCAGATGCACCCGGCGAAGCAGTCGGGACTTGCCGATGCGTTTGCCGGTCTTCTTGGACTTCCGATTGATGTTCCCCAGTGGGGTGCCGAGGTAGTCGGCGATGCGGCGCCGTTCTTGGCCTGGGCTCTTGGGTGGCACCAGGACGAACAGCCTCACCATGAGGTAAAAGAACCGGCTGTTGACTGCCTTGTGAAGGTCTCGACTCGTCTGGGTCAGATACTGCTTCATGGCAGCATCGAACCGACTGGAGTCGACCGTCATGTTAACGACAGGCCTCACCGGGTCTTGGCTCCTAGTTCGAGGCTGTAGTAGGCGCCGGAGGCATCGACCCGACACGACAGGATCCGTAGGGTGCGTCCCTGGTAGATTAGCGTGCGGCCGACCACTGGGCGGGGCTTGCAGAAGGTCAAGGCGATGCGGTCGGTGTTCTCCTGGAGCAGATAGTAGCCGTCCTCCTTGAGCAGCCTGGAGAACTCGGTGCCCTGGTCGAGGGTGTAAAGCGTGGTGTCCATCGTGACCAGGGTGCTGTCCCAGGTCTTCCAGTCGCTGAATTTGACCAGGATCCTCGAGGCCACGTTGTCCTGAAACCCACCGGGCACCGGCGTGTTGGCATCGGTGACCATGGCCGGGATGCACCGGATCGACGAGCCCTCCCAGATGAACATCGGAGCGCCCAGCATCTGCTGGAGCACCGTCATGCCCTGCTGGAGACTGGAGCCGATGATGGTCATTTAGGCGGTGAAGTAGGTGCCGGAGATCAGGATCCGGCTCGTAGCCTGAATCTGGCTGGCCATACTGGTGACGTCTCCGGTCTCGTAGTGGTACAGGGCGGCGTAGGACGTGCCACCGACAGCTTTACCGATCACCGCGGTCTTGGCCTGAGTGGTGGCGTTGTCGAGCCAGATGGCCAGGGCGGCGTCGTAGGTGACTGGATCCGGCAGGCTCAGTCGAAGATCGCCGGTGGCAGCGCCAGTCACCGAGTTGACGGTGATATCGGCCGTGAATGTGGTAACGAATCCGATGGACGTGTGGCGCGCGGTGTTGACCGTGTAGCCGTAGGTGCGGCCACCGCCGGAATCGGTAAGCGTAGGCACCCAGGTGGCCGGGGCTGTGTCGATGGGCAGGTTACCGTACAGCTCGTCGAAGTTGTCGTTTATCTTCTGCCCGGCACCGCGGAGGGTGTCCCCGGTGTTGTCGTTGGCGATTGCTCCGATGTTGATGATTTGCTGGGCCATATCAGTTCTTCGGTAGTGCGTACCAACCAGCCGGCAGTGTCACCGTGGACGGCCCCACCAGCTTCTTGTTTGAATCGAATCCGTACACGCGAGCCTTAACAGGTGCGGCTAGCATCACCGGATCACCGGAAGGGACCAGGACCACCTTGGTCATCTGGCAACCGAGGCAGTCCAGCAATGCGATCAGCCAGATCGTTCTTGAGAGCCTCGGGTGCTTTTCCATGTTGGATGTCGGTGGGTGGGGTCTCGCGGAGCCAATCGAGCAGGGCCTTCAGGATCTGGTAGATCCAGTTCACTCAGCCTTCTTCTCGGCGTCCTTGGCCCAGATCAAACCGATGCCAGCGGTGATGGCTGCGATGGTCGTGGTGATGTCCAGATGGGTGGTCGGGTCACCGTCGAAGAGGGCCTTCATAGCCCCACCGATGGCGACGAGGATGGCACCGATGCCGGCGAGAGTGGTCTTGGTGTTTTTCATTTGGAGCGGAATAAGCGATACGCACCGTAGATGGCGCACAGCAAGCCAATCACGGCGGTGATAAGTCGAACGATGTCGGTGAGCCAGGGGATGAACGAAACAGCGGTGGCCGCTGCTGCTCCTCCCATGGAGACAATCATCTGATTTGTGTCACCGCCGTGATTGGATGCGTCCATTTACGTTGGATTTGATTGGTTTTTCGCAGCTTCTTCTAGGATATCCACCAAGGGGAGACCGACGCGCATATTGTTCACGTCGCCGGCCTTCATACCAATCACCAAGAGCTGGTGGAGCAGTTGGAGTTGTTGGAGTGTGAGTTCGATCTTGATCATGCGACCGGAGAATCGACAACGGTGGCCGGCTCCGCAACCAAAACCGGCTCCTTCTGCTCAACGAGCGGCGGGATGATTTCCACCTTCGGCACCCACGGCAGCGGCAGACTCACCACGGGCGGGTTGATCTGGTTCTGGATCTGGAGCGAGACGTTTGCCTCAATCGCGCTCTTGTCCACGCCGTTGGCGAAGCACCAGTCGAGAACCTGTTCCTGCGTGAGGTCTTTGTAAGGAGTGAAGCTGCCAGTCGGCGGAGCGAAGCTGCACGAGCCGTAGCAGGTGCCGCTGAACGATTCCTGCGAGCCATTACACCTCCAGTCGGCGGTGATTACGACATCGGTGTTGGAGCCTTCGGTGGGCTTTACGAGAAGGCGTTCGATGAGCCAGAGGATGGTCATATTCGTATTGGTTAGGCGAGTTTGGCTTCCAGAGCTTGAACCTTAGCAGCGAGTTCTTTGATAGCGGAAACAAGTCGAGCTTCGGTCTTGCTCCATCCGGTAACGGTCAGGAATCCATCCTGTTCTGACACAGCATCAGAGTAAACCTCTTGAACCTCTTGCGCCACGAATCCGATCTGATGACCAGAACCATCTTTGTAATCAAACTCGACGGGACGCAACGACAGGATATTAACAAGCTGAGAAGGAAGGCTTACAATGTTTTCCTTCAACCTAGAATCTGAGAACGTTCCGAAAGCAGCTTGGCTTGCTCCATTGGCGTTGATTTGACCGCTTCCTGCACCATCGTTGTTGATTGTGAATCCAATGAAACGCTGTGCCGTGGTGCTATCATTTGCGAACTTTCCAATGTAAACTCCGTATGTAGAGGAATCTCCTGAAGCAGTGCTAAAAGCATTGATGATTCGCTGAGATGCCGAAGTTCTGATATCGAGACGAGCGGTTCCGCCACTCGTCGTCCCCACCAGCAAATTCCCCGACGCATCCAGCGTCATGGCTTGCGTGAAGGTGGCGGTATTACCAGCGGTTCCGGCAGAAGCCGTGTAATGCCAAGAATGGCTTCCACCGAACTGTTCGTATCTAGTCGCTTTATCGCTGGAAGCACTTCGGAACTTGTAGCCTCCGTCGTAATAGACGTTTGATCCAAAACCAGTGTCGTTTCCAGTTGTTGAAAATATCGACGCTCCCTGAACTTGAAGAGCTTTGTAAACAGTCCAAGTATTCGGCGTAACTCCGATGCCGCAATTTCCCGCAGCGTCCAACCGCATTAATGCAGCTCCTGAAGCACCAGAAAAAACAAGATCAGGAGTCGCGGAGTCAGTGGCTCCAAGGAAAAACACTTGATCCGCAGCAGTGCGCGTTGTGTTAAAGCCAATTCCAATGCCGTACACAGCACCACCACCAGCAAAGTATGCGCGAGGTCCAGCGCAAACAAACTTTTGCGTCGGACTGGCCCCCACCCCAAGTCCGGTGGAGTTGAGGGTCATCCCGAGGGTACTTGCCGCAGAGAACGACAGGTTATTCGCAGACCCGAGATACACACCATTCGCCGGAATGGTTGCGCCGGTGACATTCAAACCAGCCGCACCGAGTGCGCCGGTGATGGTGGCGGAAGCGAGCGTGGCGGTGCCGGATGCAGCCAGCAGGTTGTTGATCGAGATCCGCTTGGTCGTACCGCTCGCAGCCATTGACGGATCGGAAACGTCAACGATTGGGAACATGTCGTTTGCGGGATCGGCAGCAGTCAGTGCCGTTAGTGCTGTAATCTTAGAGTCTGGCATGGGTCAGTTGGATTGAATTTGGAGTTTGAAAGTGTCTTCCTGCTGGAGAAAACCAGCGTCCTCTCGCAAGAGAGAATCAAAAGTGCCAAAGGTAATGACGAGTTTGCTGCTGCCGTCTTCTTGCAGCACAAAACCCTCGTCCTCACGGAGAACGTCTCGACGCAGCACGGGTGCATCGGTGCCACCGGCTTGACCGGTGAACAACCGATTGAGCGCTATGCCGAGTGATATCATTAGGCGCGAGCGTTGAACGCCACCACAGAGCCGCTGGAGATTTGAAAGCCGGTGATGTTGCCCACTAGCGGGAAGCCAGCGGGAATAGTCTTGGAACTCCAAGTGCCGGAGATACCGAGGCCGGTGATGGAAGTGAAAACGGTGGGTTCAGTGGGAATCAAACCAGACCACGCACCGGTTTGTGCGGCAGTGCTGGTGACGAGCGCGAATCCTTCGCGTCCCATGCTGTACTCGGTTGCGATGTCTGCTTGAACGGCCATTTTGTTTTTCGGTTAGAGGGGAGGCCACCGGAACTTTCCAGCAGCCTCCCCAATTTTAACGGTTAACCTTTACGAACTTTCGGTGCCAGGGCTCCCTGTATCCACAGGATGAGCTTGCCTCCTTCGGGAACGGTCGCGGTGTTGAAGCCGTCGCGCTGGAGCGTCGCGTCGACTTCGGGACCAGAAACGAGCTTGGTTTTGCCGTTCTTGTCCACCGAGATGGTTGTGGCGATTCTCATGAGTCAGCCGATTAGGAGGTGATCAAAACCTCGGCCTGCGTGGTGTCCGCAGCCGCGGCGCCGAACATGATGTCGTAGGACGCCATGTGAGCGCGGGTGGCGCGGCTGTACCAGACCGACAGCAGGACCGACAGGCCATTGGACAGCTCGACCGTGCGCTGCTCGAGGAACTCGCCGGCGATCATTCCGACCGGGAGGCCCGAGGCCACCGCGATGGCGTCCTGGCCGCAGACGAAGCCGGCGGTGTTGGCGATGGCGCCGGTCCAGTCGTTCTGCTCCAAGATGTTGGCGAATCCAAAGTATCCGTTGTTCAGGGGGCCGTAGCGGCTGTCGGGGAACGGGTTCGTGCCGGCGGAAGCAGTCAACTGGCCGGAGAACATCAGGCGAGCCAGGTGGCCACCGTCGAGCAGCAGCAGCTTCTGGCGGTAGTTCTTGGCCAGGGCGAGGATGGCCGGGAGGTCGGAGCTGTCGAAGTTGGCAGCCGTGCCGATAGCCGTTCCGGCGCCGTAGTTGGTCGAGGTCATCACCGCGGTGACCTTCTTGGAGATCGCCAAGGCGAAGATCTCGGCAGATCCCTGAGACAGGTCGGAGAGGGCGAAGCCCTGGTTGAGCTCCTGCTGGGTGACCGTGAAGGTCTTGGTGATCTGGTTCACCGTCACCGAGGTGGCGGCCAGGGTCGATTGGTTGGCAGCGCCGTCCTCGAAGTTGGTGGCGTTGTCGACCGCGGCGTCGCCGGTGGTGAACTTCTTAACCTGCACCGTCGCACGGGGACGGAGGTTATCCAGGCCGACGTTGCGGGTGAAGTTGCTGATCATGGCCAGCTTGGCGCTGATCACGGTGATCACGGCGTCGGCGAGGTAGTCGACAACCAGGCCCGAGGCGAAGGTGTTCGCGTTCTGGGGAGCGATCAACGCCGACTGGCGGAGCAGTTCGCTGTGGTTCTCAACCAGGAAGCGCTGGCGCTCGGCACCGGCGCGAAGGCTCTTGTGCTTCTCCAGGAGCGGGTTACCCAGGTTCTGGATCACCGGCCGGAGCGGCTCGGGGGCGGGGGCGGCGGTGATGCCCTTGGCGCTGATGGCAGCGGCAACGGCCTTGGCCACGATGGCGTCGATGTCGAGGGCGGACGGCGCACTAGGAGCGGCCGCCACCACGGTGTTTGTATCAGTCATGTTGTGTGGTGTCTGCTGTGATGTCGGCGCGGTTGTCGCGCCATCGGCGGCAGCGTCGGTGCTGCCGGTCGAAAGTTTGTCATCCGGAGATTCATCCGGGGTCTCGCCCTCCTCGATTTCGAGCTGGGCATAAAGCGCTTGGAACCAATCACGGCCTGCGGCGCCGCCCCAGAGGTTAGCGGAGACATCAGCCGGGGTGTTGGGCTCGGCATCCAGGAAGCGCTCGTTGCGAGCCCACCAGGCGTTAGCTTTCTGGATCTTGGCCTCGTTGGGGGCCTCACCGGCCACCATGGCCTCGGCCTCTAGCACGGTCTCCTTTTCGAGGCCTTCACCAGCCAGGCCTTGGGCGTACTGCTCGAGGCCGCGGCGAAGGTTGTTTTTGACGGTCTCCGGGGCAGTCTTGGTGACAGCCCGGGGGTGCCAGCAGGCGGCGATGGCCATCTGCTCCTCGGTCATCTTGTCGGCCAGGCCGAACTGGATGGCCTCCTGGGCGGTGAACCAGGTCTCCTCTTTCATGGCAGCCCGGATCTGAGAGGTCGGGCGGCCGGTCACCTTCGAGTAGATACCAGCCAGCACCTCGGCGTGCTGATCCAAAGCATCGGCCATCTTCCGCATCTCCTCCGAGGTGCCTGCCACCATTCCGGAGGGGTCGTGAATCATGAACAGGGCGGCGTCGGCGATCTCAACGGTGTCACCTGCCAGAGCGATAATCGAAGCAATCGAGGCAGCAATACCGACCACCCGGGTGGTGACGGGCGCCTGCCGGCCTCGCAGCATATTGTAGATGGCCAGGCCATCCCAGACGTTTCCGCCGGGGCTGTTGATCTCGATCACCAGGGGGCCTTGGCCGACGTCCTGCAGGGCCTGGCTGAAGGCCTTGGCTGAAATACCGGAGCCACCGAACCAGTCCTCACCGATCTGATCGAAGATCTGGAGTGTGGCCGGCTCCGAGGCCGAGGCCCGGGGCTGGTAGGAAAGCCAGTTGTTGATCTTGGTCATTCTGATTTCTTGGATCTGGGTTTCCGTTTCTTGGTTGCAGCAACCACCTCCTGGGGAGGCTCAGACGGGATGGCCTCGGGCATAGTTTCCGAGGGCTCCTGCTCGATGGCCATCTCGGCCGGCTCGGGTGCGATAGGCTGCTTCTGGGCCGTCGAGATCTCGGAGACATCGAGGCCGTATTTAGTGGCCAGGTCTTGGATGTATCGGGCTTGCTGGGCCTTGGCTTCCAGCGCTGAACGCCAGTCGATGCCTCGTGCGCCGTAAATCTCGTCGTAGGTTGTGACGCCGGCACCAAGTTCTGCGAGTTGTGCGGCAGAGTTGCGGCCGACGTCGACGTTAGGCGAACGGGGCGCCTGGATGGCCACCTCGTACCAATCATCGGGAGAATCGCGGAGGCTGGGGTCGGTGCGGATGGCGTATTCCATCACATATTCCCAGATCCGACGGGCGGCCGAGGCCATCACCTGGTGACGGCTCCGGAACCACACCGACGACATATCCAGGGCGCCGCGGTAGACCGTGCCCTGCATTCCCTCTGGGAACACTAGGACGTAGGGGATACCGACGCCGGCACAGACCTTTTCGGTCAGGCTTCGCCAATATTCGCGCATATTGACGTTGGGGCGGTCGGCCTGGAACTGCTCGAACTCGTCACCGGACTTCAGCACCTTGACCGTGCTGCCGAACACATTCTCGTAGTACGTCTGGGCAGTGCCTTGGCTACCAACCACACCGGAGCGTAGGCTGCTGGCCTGCACCTCCCCGGAGCTGGTCTTGATCACCTGGGCCACGCTTGAGGCCAGCTTGCAGGATTCCATCTCCAGCTTCTGGAGGTCGTCCAGGTCGTGCAGGTCGTTAATGACGCACGCCACGAAGGGCAGGCCGCGGAGCTGGCCGGCACGCTGGGCCTCGTAGATGTGGACGATGGAGTCGGACGATATCGAACGGACTTCGGTGAGTTGGCCTTGGTTCGTTTCCTGCCCAATAAAGTAGGAAAGAGCGCGGCCCGTCTTGGTATCGAACCGGACTCCATCGAAGATGTCCGGAGATTGCTCCTGGCCGGTAGGTGTCGCCACCTGTTGCGGTTCAATGAGCTGCAGACGGGGGCGGCCCGAGTCGCCCTTGGTCAGAAGCAGGAAGGATTCGCCATCGTAGAACCAGCCACGGGCGGCCAGGCTCATGAGGGTGCCGAAAGACTGCCGGGATCCGATGTCCGGATATCGGCACCAGGTGTCCCACCATTTCTTGGCGCGGAGATTCCAGTCAGGATTCGAGGAAGCCGGCTGCACCGAGAAGTTGCTGCCGACCGTGTAGTTCTCGAACAGGTCGCCCAGGCGGTTCATCACCGCGTTGTTCTGCTCGAAGAATCGGGACTTCCGAACGATCTGCTGCCGGGTTGAGGCAGTGACATCGAACCGCACCGAGGTGTAGCTGGTATCGAGGAAGGAACGCCGGATCGAGTTGGACGCGCCCTCGTAGCGGTTTACGGGGGCAGACCGGAACTTAGCCAGGATGGTGTCGATGAATCCCATCAGGTCATCCCCGTTCTGATGGCGCCCTCTCGACGGAAGTTCGAGAAGTCACCGCCGTAACTGGTCACAGCGACCAGCACGACGGCCATTATCTTGTTGAAGATCTGGGTGTCGGTAGGGGCGGCGATGCCGTCCTGGCCGAGTAGGTAGACAGCCAGCTCGTAGTCGGCGATCAGGCTTTCCCACATCTCGACCATCTCGGAAGGCGTGGGGGCGCCCTTACCGGGCTCGGCAAACTCGACCGAGACATCCGAGGAAGACGTCGACCGAACAACCTGGCCGGACTCGATCACCGAGGCCGCGGCAATGACCTTAGAGGTCAGGGCGGCCAGCAGTGTGGCGCCACCGAGGGCGCTGTAGACACTGCGAAGATAGGCACGCTTGATTGCGACCGTGAAAGTGATCACCTCGGGCTGGAGGCTCCCACATTCTTTTGCCTGTTCAATGGCTTAGCTAAGACTGGACATCACTTGACGCTAGGTCATTCCAAAGCATCACCATGGCCAGTTGCATGATCTCGCAGTCATGCAGATGGTCGGGCCACTTTTGGTTCCGTTTCACCCAGACGTGTTTGATCCGGCCGGCTCGGTTGGCTTGGGGCCGCAGCAGGTGGGAGTCGAGGTGACGCCAGTAGAGATCCGGATCGGCCACATAGGCGCCTTCGGCCTGGACGGTGGGCGGCTCCTGGTGGACGCCCCATTCCCGGTCGATGTCGCCCTTCCGGAGCCTGGACAGCATATCCCGGAGGTGCTCGGTGTCGAACACCAGGAGGGGCTGCACCACGTCGGTACGCATCGAGGAAGACGTCGACAGGCCGAACGGGTGCACGGCTCCGGTGGCTGTCGTGAACCGGGCTCCGGTCTCCCGGCCTTTGAGCGGCAGCCATCCTACCAGGGCAGGCTTTCGGAGACCGCCCTCCGGTGGGAACCGCAGGCCGCATGGGTAGCTGATAGGGTTGGACGTCACCGAGGAATAACTGCCGCAGGCATCGTAGACCGTCTGGGTGTTAAAGCCTGAGTCGATGCCCACATCCATGTCGTGCACCTCCAATGCCACCTGCACCCGTCTGAGGGCTGCAAAGTCATCGGCATGGCCGGCAGCCACCAGCGTGCTGTTGCCGTCCTTCCATTCCCGGCAGACCCACCACAGGAACGGCGCCACGGCCTGGACGTCTGCTGTGAGGTAGCGGCGGCCTCCGGTGATCGTGACCGCGGCTGATGCCTCGGGGCGTTCCTGCTGCACATCCTGCTGCTCCCACGGCTCGGCCAAGTTGCCATTTATGAAGCCCTGAAGGCCAGCCATAGATGCCTTGGCCTCGATGAAGGCCACGGCCAGGTGGCCCCAGGTGCATTTACGGTCGGGGCTGTAGAGGCTCGACAGGTGATAAGATCGAACACCGGGCATGGCGTTTGGATTCTCCGGGCGCCATTGGCCGTGCCGGAGGGCTGCCACCTTGTGGGCGTCGGTGATCTTACCGAGGCAGAGCTGGCAGACGTAGTGCGCGGAGGCCCGGATCTTGGCCAGGTCGTGCTTGCCGTCCTCGGTCTTGGCATCGTCCCAGGTCACCTGCCTCCACTCGAGCTTGATCAGCTCCCGGCAGTGGGGGCAGGGCAGGTAGTAGCGCCGCTGGTCGCCCCGGAGGAAGCGCTGCCAGATCCGGCCTTCGACCACCGTGGGCGTGCTGGTCATGAAGGCTTTGCTACTTGAAAAGCTCTTGAGGCGCTGTTCAGCCAGATCCAGGGCGTCGGCCTCCTTGGCGGTAGCCTCGGCGAACTTGTCCACCTCGTCGGCGATAAGCACCCGTACCGGGCGGCTGGCCAGGTTGGCCGGGCTGTTGGATCCGACGAAAGTCAGGGTCGACCGTGTAAAGTTCTGCTCTAGGTTGGTGATCTTGTCAGCCTCGGCCGGGAAGCATTCGAGCATGGTCGGGCTGTCCTCGAGCATGGGCAGCCAGCGGCTCTTAGAGAATGACCTGGCCAAGTTCTCGGATGGCATCAGCCACAGGGCCGGGCTGGGCTCGTTGGCGATCAGCCAGGCCAGGCCGGCCATCAGGGTGGTGGTTTTGCTGGTTTGGCTTCCCCAGCACAGTGTCACCTCGGAGACCGATGGATCCTTCCATGCCTCCATGGGCTCCCGGGTGTAGGGCCGTACCGAGGTTGAGAATGGCCCGGGGTGCTCGGTCTGCCGTTGGGTCAGGCGGAGGTTGGCCTCGGACCATTCGACCACCGTCTGCTGCGGGGTCGGCCGGTAGAGGTTGCGCCGGTAGTCAAGCAGGGAGCGCTGGAGGTCGGTCAGGATTTCCATGGGTCGGTGTTGTGTAGTGTCTTAAGCGCCACCTCCTGCACCCACCTGGTGAGTTCGATCTCGCAGTGCTCGGGGTCATGTGGGCTGATCCGGCCTGAGAGTTGTTTGGGCATGGCCTTCAGTAGGGATGCCACCGCCCCGTCGTGCTCCTGCATCACACGGCGCACCCAGTCGCCGCTGACTAGGCGTCGTTCCTTCTCGGCCTGGGCGATCACCTCGTCACGGGCGCTCGTTAGGTTCTTGGCTGCGGCTGCATGGATGGCAACCAGGCGGCCGGCATCGGCTCGACCGCCCCGGAGGGCATCGACCGCAAGATCGTAGGCTGCACGCTCGATTTGCCTCTGCCGCTCGTAGGCGCCTTCTGGCGAGTCGTTTGCCGCGGTGGCTGTGTCGATAGGGTTCGAGGCTTCCGCGGGGCGGTAGGGGCCTTCCTGTTCGATTGCGGTGGGTTCTGGTGTGGGCGGTGTTTCTATGTGTTGCGTCGTGGACTTGGCCCGAATGTTTTTCTTGCGCCAGGCATCGGCGGCCTCGGGACTATGCATAGGCATCCCCTTTGCAGCCAGTTGGGTGACGTAGCCGTGCGAAACACCGGCGTGCTTGGCGTATTCCCGTTGGGTCATGGCTTCAAGGCTCCCAGGATCTCGGGAGGCAGCATCGAGTTGGGCACGGTCGAAGCGTACTGCAAAGCCCGGAAAACACCGTCGCGCCTGCTGTCCTGCGGGTTGGGCACGCAATAGCTGGCCAGTTGCTCCGGCGGTGTGCCACGTTTCATAAGGCGAATAAACCACGCCACGTTTGCCAAGCCGTATTGATCCACAAGAAACTGGATGTGATTGTTTTGCATAGATATTGTTTTTTGTGCTTGATCACACAGGACGATAG